TGGTCGGGCATGTGATCGAAGCGATTGATGAGTTTAAGCCGACGCTGGTGGTGATTGACGAAGGTGGCCTGGGTGCAGGGATTGTGGATCGGCTCAAGGAGCAGCGGTACAAAATCAAGGGCGTGAACTTCGGAAATAAGGCCAAGAACCCGATCATGTACGGCAATATGAGGGCGCAGATGTGGGGCGACATGCGCGAGTGGCTGAAGACGGCGGCAATTCCAAACGACAGGTTCTTGAAAACTGACTTGATTTCGCCTATGATGAAGCCTGACTCAAGAGGCACAATTTTCTTGGAGAGCAAAAAGGACATGAAGTCGCGCGGGCTGGCGTCACCTGACGCAGCAGACGCAATTGCTGTTACATTTGCATTTCCTGTAGCGCACCGCGAGTACACTGAGCCAACGCGCCGGATAAACTCGCAAGGTAGCAGCGTATCAACTTCATGGATGGGGGCTTAAATGTCAAATAGCAAAGCAACTGGCGTTGCATATCTCGACCCTGAATTTTCAACCTGTTACGTTACTGAAGAACTTGGGTACGCTGCTGCTGCCCAAGGCGCGGTAACGCAGTTAACAAGCAAATCAACTGGCGTGGCGCTCAATGAGAGCATGGGTCAGATCACAATGAACGGCGCACAACTGAATACGTTGACCAACGTGACGTTCACGTTGACCAACAACTTGATCAGCGCAAAAGACGTGATTATTTTGAACGTAGGTGCAGGCGCTACATCTGGTGCGTACAACTGTTGGATCTCAAGCATGAGTGCTGGCACTTGCACGATTACGTTGCGAAACATCAGCGGCGGCAATTTGACTGAAGCGGTTGTGATCAACTACGCCATCATCCACGGAGCTTGATATGCCACTTGTTAAATCAAAATCTCCTGAAGCCTTCCGCAAGAACATCAAAGCCGAAGTCGCTGCCGGTAAGCCGGTCAAGCAGGCCGTGGCCATTGCGTATTCAGTCAAACGTGAAGCAAAACCCATGTCGAAAGGAAAGAAATGAAATCCACAACTGAGCAAATCAACAAAATTGTTTCACGTGAGCCCAAAGTTCAAAACGGTGGGATGCCCAGCCGCAACATTGAAACACATTCGCCAACGGCCAACTGTTACGCCACCATTCCCAGTGGCAACAACGTCAAGGCTACGGTCAATAAAGTACTGAGCAAAATTAAATAATGGCAGATTACACAGGCATCGCCGCTGCTGGTGCAGTTTCCAACGGTGGGTCGGCAAAAGACAAAAGCAGCTCAGATGTGCTGGCAACTGCTCGCTCTCGTTTGAACTTGGCCATCGACGCGCTGTCTGAGTCCCGCGAAGATGAAATCGACGACCTGAAGTTCTACGCTGGCTCGCCCGACAACCACTGGCAATGGCCAGCGGATGTACTGGCCACCCGTGGTGCTGTGCAGGGTCAGACCATTAACGCCAGGCCGTGTCTGACAATCAACAAGCTGCCCCAGCACGTAAGGCAAGTCACCAATGACCAACGGCAAAACCGCCCAAGTGGCAAAGTTATTCCAGCCGATGACCACGCAGACATTGAAGTCGCAGAAATCTTCAACGGCATGGTCAGACACATTGAGTACATCAGCGACGCCGACGTCGCGTACGATACTGCGTGTGAAAACCAAGTCTCCTACGGCGAAGGCTACATCCGCATCCTGACCGAGTACCTTGACGCAAACACGTTTGACCAAGACATCAAGATTGGCCGTGTTCGCAACAGCTTTTCGGTGTACATGGACCCAACGATTCAAGACCCCACTGGCGCAGATGCCAAGTGGTGTTTTGTAAGTGAAGACATCATGCGTTCTGACTACGAGCGCATGTACCCCGACTCTGCGCCCATCACCACATTGCAATCTTTGGGTGTGGGCGACCAAAATTTGAGCCAATGGCTCACCGAAGATACTATTCGCGTTGCTGATTATTACTACGTAGACTACGACAGAGCAACGCTTAACCTGTACCCTGGCAACGTGACCGCATTTGATGGCACCCCAGAGGACAAACAACTGAAAGCGATTTATGGCAAGCCTAAAAAATCTCGTGAATCGGATCGTGTCAAGATTAAATACTGCAAGATTAACGGTTATGAAATTCTTGAAGAACGCGATTGGGCGGGGAAATACATCCCCATAGTCCGGATTGTTGGCAACGAATTTGAAGTTGATGGCCGATTGTACGTGTCTGGCCTTGTGCGTAACGCCAAGGACGCCCAGCGCATGTACAACTATTGGGTGAGCCAAGAGGCAGAGATGCTGGCCTTGGCCCCCAAAGCACCGTTTATTGGCTACGGCGGCCAGTTTGAAGGGTATGAGAACCAATGGAAAACAGCAAATACGACCAATTGGCCGTATTTGGAGGTCAATCCAGACGTTACAGACGGCGCAGGCTCAATTCTGCCACTACCCCAGCGGGCACAGCCTCCAATGGCCTCCAGCGGGCTGTTGCAGGCCAAAGCGGGCGCATCTGAGGACATTAAGTCCACAACCGGCCAATACGACGCAAGTTTGGGTATGCGAAGCAACGAACGCAGCGGTAAAGCCATTTTGGCTCGTCAGCGCGAAGGCGACGTGGGCACATACCATTACGGCGACAATTTGGCCCGTGGTGTGCGTCACATTGTGCGCCAGCTTGTTGATTTGATCCCCAAGGTGTACGACACACAGCGCGTGGCTCGCATCATTGGCATGGACGGCGAAACCAAGATGGTCAAGCTGAACCCTGACCAACCGGAAGCAGTCCGCAAGATCACCGATCAGAACAATCCTGACGTGGTGATTGAGAAAATCTACAACCCCAACGTCGGCAAATACGACGTGGTGGTGGCTACTGGCCCAGGCTACGCAACCAAGCGCCAAGAGGCACTTGAAGCAATGGCCCAACTGTTGCAGGGCAACCCGCAACTGTGGGCGGTGGCCGGTGATCTGTTCATTAAGAACATGGATTGGCCAGGCGCTCAGGAAATGTCCAAACGGTTTGCCAAGACCATTGATCCTAAACTCATGTCTGAAAATGACAAGCCACCAGAGTTGCAAGCAGCCGAGCAGCAGATTCAGGCGATGGGTCAAGAGATGGAGCAGATGCACCAGATGATCACCAATGTCGGCAAGTCCATCGAGATGCAAGACATGGAGCGCAAAGACTTTGAAGCACAGGTCAAGGCATACGAAGCCGAAACCAAGCGGATCGCTGCGGTGCAGGCTAGTATGTCACCGGAACAAATTCAAGACATTGTGCTGGGCACCGTGCACGGCATGATTACTTCCGGCGATCTGGTCAGCGAAATGCCTGGGCGTGAACCCAATGAGATGATGAATGAACAAGCTGAATATGCGCCGCCTCAAGGCGGTATGCCACCACAAGGAATGCCCCAATGATGTACAAGGCCGCTGATTTCGTAGGGATGCTATTCCTTGCCCGTGATGTGGCGCACAGCGTCCACCTCAATACCCGCAGCTATTCCAAGCACGTGGCACTCAACACGTTCTATGACAGCATCATTGACCATGCAGATGCGTTTGCGGAAGCCTACCAAGGCCGTCACGGCTTGATGGGGCCAATCACGTTGCACTCAGCCACCAAGACGGCCAATATCATTGATTTCCTGCAAGGGCAATTGGATGATATTGAAAAATGCCGTTATGAAGTGGTGGACAAGTCTGACTCATCATTACAGCAATTGATTGATAATATCGTTGAGCTGTATCTCACAACCCTCTACAAACTCCGCTTTTTGGCGTAAGGAAACATCATGGCAAACTACATGCAATTGGCCGCGACCAAACAAGTCAAAGTTGGTGCTGGCAAACTTTTCGGTATTTTCGTGTCGGCAACTTCAAGCGGCACATTGGTCATTTATGACTCAGGCGCAGCTAGCACCGGTGACCCCAAGATTTCCGACACCATTACTGTAGCCGCAGGCACAACGTACTTGAACATTCCTGCGGGTCTGTATTTCAACAAAGGGCTGTACATAGTTCTTGGCGGCACATCAGCTTCGTTTACTGTTGCTTACGAATAAAAGGTAAATCATGGCCGTCTTTCTCTCCCCAGTGGGCGGCGCAGCGGCCCAATTCTTTACCAACAGTGGTGTTCCTTTAACTGGCGGCAAGCTGTATACCTATGCAGCCGGTACAACAACACCACAAGCCACTTACACATCGTCTAGTGGTGGAACAGCTCACGCCAACCCAATCATTTTGGATTCCGCAGGCCGAGTGCCTGGGGGTGAAATTTGGCTAAGTGCTTTGCCATATAAATTTGTTTTAAATACATCAACAGACGTTTTAATCGCAACGTATGACAATATTTCTGGTATTGGTGCAGCGTCATACCAAGTACAAAATTTTACCGGTACAGGTTCACAAGTCGTATTTACATTGAGCACTGCTTCGCTTGGCGAAAACTATACGTTTGTGTATATCAACGGCGTGTATCAACAAAAGAATACATATACCGTGTCAGGCACAACTGTGACATTCTCAACAGCACCGCCTTACACAGCGTCTATTGAAGTAATGTACAACTGAGCATGGCTAACAGCAAAATCTCCGCGCTAACATCAGCGACTACGCCGTTGGCGGGTACGGAGACTTTGCCTGTTGTTCAATCAAGCGCCACCACTAAGGTTACGGTGGCTAATTTGACTGCTGGCAGATCGGTTAGCGGGTCTAATTTTGTGGTGACAAGTTCAACAATTCCTGCAAATGGTATATATCTTCCTGCCGCCAATTCAGTAGGTATTGCTACAAATTCTGCTTTAAGAGCAACATTTGATGCAACTGGACAACTTGGTATTGGTACAGTTCCAGCGGCTAAACTTCACGTGGTTAGTACAGTTGCCGAAGTTGTTAGATTAGAAAGAACTGCAACAGATGTATGGCGATTTTCGTTAAGCGCAGGGGCGTT